TATCAGAGACAAATTTTAGGTCGTTCATAAGGGTCCTTTATTTTTCTTTTAGTCCGGTAACAAACTTATAAGTAACTACCATAGCTGTTGTATCTACTGCCTCTATTCTAACAAAGACTTCATAAAGGAAGGAAGATGTTCCAGAATCTTTCCAAACAGCGGATTGAGCCCAGGCATCATTAATAGCATTGGTTAGTTCACTGTCATTCATACCTTCTAACAAGCTTCTTAGTTGAGCAGCTAAAGGGCTAACTACACCAGAAGCTAGCAAAGGACTGATCATTTGCCCTGAAGTCACAGCATCTAAATCAATGGTTCCAGAAGTAGGCACTCCCACGAAAGAGGGCGATTCGGTTACCATGAAAGCAGCTAAAAGAGTAGAGGCGATTTCAGCCGATAATTTAGCTAAGAAATCTGCTACTATTTTAGGGGCATCAATCTCTGAAGCAAACTTATTCAAAGAGGATTTGATAGTCAAATTAGCTGGAGAAATGTCAGCGTGGATCTTGTAGAACTGATCAGCAAAGAAAGGACCACGGATATTTCTCTCCAAGGATCTTAAAGGAGTTCCGCCGCCTGATTCAGTGGAAACCAATCCTGGAGAAGTCAGCGAATGCTTTTCATCAGCATCTACTTCATTTCTAGTGATATCTTCATTGTGTTTGGTGGGCTCTTCACGAAGCTCCTCATCTGGAGAGACAGGGTGATAATCACTATCCTCGTGTTCATGAGTCATCATCTGATTTAAGACATCAGGGTAGAACTCTTTTAAAACTTGTCCAGGTGCCATCCAATCAAACGCTATTTTGTGGCTACTAGATTTAGGATTAAGTTTTAAATCTGGGGCCTCTACTTCTCCCGAAAATTCGGGGTGAAGAGCAACACCATCTAATTGTTCAGGAGCAAACTTTTCTAGTGCATCGCCTGGGTGGTTGTAAGTGAGCGCCTGCTTTGGTCGAAGTGACCCCCTGTTCTTTAATCCACCCTGTTTGCCAGACACTTCTTCCTTCTTAGGCTCTTCCTTCTTAGGCTCTTCCTTCTTAGGCTCTTCCTTCTTAGGCTCTTCCTTCTTAGGCTCTTTCTTATCCTTCTTAGAAGGCTTTGGGGTATCCTGGGGACCGTCAACTTGCTCAGGAGAAATAGCTTCTCTAGAACCTTCGGTATTGAATTCGTCCTTAGCCATTAGAGGTTCACCCTCAGGCAAAGTGACTTCTTCACGAACTACATCGAAATACTCAACCGCTTTTTCAGCTAATTTAAGAGTGGGTTTCTCCATATCTTTACGTTCTACTTCGAAGTATTTTTCTTCTTTTTCAGCAAGTTTTGTTTTAGCCTTAGCCTGTTCCCAGTCCATGGCTTTCTGATTGTGATGCTCTTTTAGGGCATCAAATTCATCAGCGGTCATCTCTGGGTAACTTCTATCAAGAGGGTCAACAACGATTTGCTCACCCTGATAGTTGGGATCATAGTCGGATGTGACTTCCATTGGGGCTTCTTCGGCTGGTTTAGCAGCACAATCAGCACAAATAGTCCCATGTCCTTCTGGTTCTGATCCAGGGGGAACACTAGTTAAAGCCCCACATCTTTCACATTTATTGAAGAAGTCCATCATAGACATCTTTTCAACAGAGGAGGTGAAGGCATGTGGCTGGGATTCAAATTCAGTGGAATCAATGGTTCCATCATAGAAATTGTCTAGGTCACGAGTAAGACCTTCATCAGCAATTTCTACTTCATCTACTACTTCTTCTGGAGCATATTGACCCATAATTCTGGCTTTAACTTGTTTGGCAAGTTCTTCTGCTTCGTGATAAGGGACCTTGTTCTTTTCCATAGCCTCATAGATAGCAATTTCAAGAGCTTGTTCGTAGGCTTCATCATCTACATTCTCTACTCTATCTAGAGCATCGCCTTCAGCTAAATAGTTATCAGCAATAGCCATTTCCGCATCAGCAGCGATACGGTCTACCATTCCTTCATCCATAACAGAAGGAGCTTCAGTGATAGTCTGCTCATCTTCAGGCTCTTCTCCAAAACGAACCATAGAGGAATTAATGGTGTCATCAAGAGTAGAGTACTTCTTTAGAGGCATATTGCATTTGTCGCAGTAGTATTCGCTCTTATTACCGTCAAGGCTTTCATGACACTTACGGCAGGCGTGGGCTTCGTCTACACGCTTTTTTCTAGGTAGTGCATCAGGGGTATTTTCTATCCCACTAGCACCTTCATTATCAACTAAAGAAGCAGCTTTATTAACAATATCATTGGTCAATTGATCCATTACGGCTTGTTCATCCTTGGATAGAACCTCACCCTTAATGGCATCAATTTCAGAAGCAGCAAAACGGATAAATGGCTTACGACCACTCTTAGATGCAACTTTCATTTCTCCAGCACCAGATTCCAATACTGGATAAGTATTAGAATTAGATAGAAGATCCGTGAATCCCCCCATATGATCGTGTTCAATATGAGCAACATCTAGCTTGAGTTGGTTCTCTTCTAGAATGTCAAACATGGCACTCAAGGAAGGACGGAAATAAGCACCAAATACGAGATGACGAATTAGTTGTTCCAGTTTTTCGGAGTCTTTTACGAATCTGAAACCAGCGTAGTCGCGGGGATTAGCCCAAGCTGGTAAAAATACGCACAAGCAACCGAGTTTTCCTTCTTCATCTTTGAAGAGCTTATCCTTGAATACAGCAAATTCTTTATCACCTAGCATATCAAATTCGGTTTCAGCCAAACGATGAGATTCGAGAGCAGAAGCCTCTTCTCCACTGAATAGATTGACTACAGCGCCTTTGAATAAAGGAAGAGGAATCTTATCTGCATCGTCCATTATGGAGGGAGGAATAACCATTAGGGTACCAATAAAGATATCCTGTCTTAGACCGGGACGAAGAATATGCATCGTCTGAATTTCTTTGGACGATTTTGCTGTTTTTTCTGCTTCAATGACGGAATTGGTTACATTACTCAGAACGGCAGCAAGCCCCATTGTAACGAAAGACTTTTGCACATTAGACATTATTATATCCCCTTATTAACGAAGGTGCTTTCCACACGATCTGTGGCTTTCCTTAACTCTACTTCTTTACTAGCCATAATATCGCGGAAGTTTCTCAAAACTTCGTTGATTTGAGTTTCTAGTAACCCCGACTCCTTCATTGACTTTTTGAAGTTAGCGGTAATTTCCTGGAATACAAATTGGAACTTGGGACCATCAAAATTGAGGATATCCTTCTTCGATAGGATTTCATTGTCAGCTAGAGTCTTGGCAAGCTCTCTCAGGGCCTTTACACGCTCTTTTAAGGTGCCTATCTTCCATTGATCGGTCTGAGATAGGTTTCCCATATCCGAGATGACAGAGGACAACTCAGCCGCCACAATACGATTGATATCACTTACGGGCTTATAGGGGTCATTGATCATATCTAGAACTTCTAGCATACGATCAGCTTTAGGTGCCGGTGGAACTGTGGCCCCTTTGTCCCCATCTAAATCCGTTAGGATAATAACCGAATCTTCTCTCATTATTCAATATCAATCTTTGAAGTAGTAGTTAGTTCAACATCAGTATCAGTCCTATCCTCATTAATGGATAATGGGACATCCTCTTGAGTGTCTAAAATATCATATTCGAATAACATCTCTCTTCCATCAACTTCATTACCGTGAGAGATTTTATTGGTAGAGGCATTCTTCATACCAGGGAAGGAGAGCAAAGTCCCACCAGTCATACCACAATGCATACCATTTCTGAAAGCGCAAGAGGCACATTTTCTCTCACCAACAATAGCATTGGAAGAGGCTAATTTACCTTTTAGGAATGAGCAATCTAGAGCAGCAAGAACAATCTTTGCCTTGCTTTCTTTTAGCCCAGCAATGTATCTTTTAACAGCAGATGCAGCAGATACCTTACCATAAGTAGCGGAAGCTACCTTAAATACCTTAGCGATTGGCACTCCAGAAGAAACAGCGGCTCCAATTTCAGCTACTGAGGCTTCTTTTCTGGTGATGTTACCTTTATCTCCGGCTGTTCTAGCGACTCCATTATTGGCAGTTGCAGTAATAGCTGGAGTATTAACTCTAGTATTCGCATTTAACTTAGAAACGCCCTCTTTTAAAGAAGCGCATTTTATGTTTTTCTTAGTTAGTTCTGCTCTTAGAACATTTTCTACATCTTTAGCAGATGCAACAATTGGCTTACGATAGAGAGTGCAAGAGCCACATTGATTATGAGCGCAACCATTACAAGCGGAAATCTTTTTAACGGATAAGGCACGGAAGGAGCCTTCCTTTTTAATTTTTTCATAAGAAGCTTTACAGGATTTCATGAAAAAATTTGGCTCTACATAAAGAAGGCCAGCACCTTCAGCATATGCTTTGGCAAAATCTGCACCAAAACCATGGGAAGTATCTAGCACGTTTAGAGCAATTTTATTTAGATAGCCAGCAATTTTGTCCTGAGTATAACCAAGATTCAATAAGAGCTTAACCCTCATCTGAATTTCGCTGTCACTTAGGCTCTTCTTTTCTACAGTTGTTCCTTCGGCTTTGGCCAAAGTCTGAGTTACTTCACTTAATACACCTTCATTATCAGCTTCATGCTTACTATTTAGCTGGCGAGGGGTATAAGATGAGGTACGACCACTAGGGCATGGAGTATGTCTAGAGTGTCCAGCAATATCATCTAGGAAAGCCATATCAGCTTCATCGGCGCTAAGGTCTCTGAACTGATCCCCAATTGCTTTAGGGGTCTTCAATCCTAGCGAAGAATAGTCTGGCTCAACTTCATCAAGAAATTGATCCAATAGGCTGGCGTACTTGGGTTGTTTGTTTGTCATTTGGCTCTCTCTTATAGTTCTAGTTCAGCCAGGATGTCTTTTAGATATCCTGAGGGGTTTACTTTATTCGCAGGCTTTAGAGATTCGTTGTTGTCTACTTCAGTAGCAGATAAACGGATTACTTTATTTCCATTAACTTTCCATAAATCCTGTGAACTTGGGCATTCGAATACATTACCTGCAACACGAATAAGACCTCTGGAAGCAGCTATTTTTAATCCCGAAACGGTAACAGAGTCAGCAGTAGAAGGGCTCGACACTTTTAAGTAATGCACTTTTTGACCAACGGAATACATCTATAACTCCACTCTAGTATAGAACCGGAAAGTCCTAAAATGAAGGCATTTATCAATAGTTAGCTTTGGTCACGAGCAAATGATCAAAATATTTATCAGTAACGTCAACTTTAAACTCTCCAAGAATGGGGGGATCGCGCCTGTATATGGGGCTGATCTTAGCTCTTTCTCTGGCTGATAACCCTTTACCTTGAGCCGATGCCTTGTCTATTAGACCAAAAACAAAAGCGCCCAGAGCAAGAACTTGAATGTCTTTATGATCCATTAATTCTTTGGATAGTATTGACATTGCTCTTCTCACATCGGGACGTTTGAGTTTGAAATGTAGAGCTACAGTTTTAAACGATCTAGTCTTGGAATAGTAATCAATAATATCGGCTAATCTGATATCATCATTATAGTGGGTTCTCCCAAACTTCTCTAAAATCTCATTGATCTTATCGGCTGTGGGGATTCCAAGCAACATATAAGTGCCTAGTTTCTTAATGGCTAACCTCAGTTTGAAGCTGCATATTGTCTGAGTGGAATTATGGACTCTAGCAAGAGACCATTGTGTCTTGGATAGGATATAATAACCTAAGAGCAATTCTTGATCTTCAGGAGATAAGAACTTCAATATATTTAGGAAATCTCTGAAGTTATCAAAAATATAAGTTGAAATATCCTGAGCTACAATATCTGCTTGTGTTTCTAACGATAGGGTATGATCCCCCTGATAATCATCAGGATCAAGTAACATGGCCCTATCTGCTACAATGGAATCGAAATATTGCGAGATTTCAGGGCTCATTTTTACTCCTTTTTAATTGATTTGCTCGTCTAGTAACCCAGGCTTTTTTAATATCTTCGGAGCGTTTTTTGGCAAAAGTGGGATCATGGAGTCTTATAAAAGAGGCTCTTGCTATATTGGCTGCGCCTTCTTTGCTTTTAGGCTTGCTATTTGCTTTACCTATGCGTTTGTTTTTAAGGGCTTTAGCCTCTGGGGTCATCTCTGATATACTTCTTCTTATTTTAGCTTTAGTCTCTTCAGTATGCAGATGCCATTTAAAATCTTCGGCTCTCCTTGGATCGTCATCCTTCCACTTCTTTCCTCGCATAAATCCACCCTTTGCCTCGGGCGCTACGTTATAACCATTAACATAAGAATCAAAACCTTTAATAGCTCTGTTCTCAAAAAATTCTACTTGATCTTTGCTACATGTTAACAAAACTCTAAATTCGAACGCTGTTTCACCATGTTTATTATAAGATCGTTGAAGCTTAGTTGAATGATGAGTTCCTTTGCGTAAATCTCTTAAATGAACCCCCATTCTTTTAGAAAGGAGAATTGAAGATCCAATATACCATTTTCCTGTAATTGTATTCAATATTCCATACACTCCAATTTCATACAATTGCTTTTTGTATTTTCGTATTCCAGCCAAAATTGTTCTCCTAAGTTTCGGCATTTAAGCCATTTAGTTAGCCCTCATTATACCTATACTTATTATAAAGAAAAAGTGACAAAGACTTTTAACATCTTTGTCACTTTAGAGGTCATTTTTATTAATTTATACAACGGGAGTGGGAGTTCCACCTTCTAGGCATTTATTCAATTCAGCGACTTCTTCATCAAAGAAGGTAGTAGGTTTATCCTCAACATCGAAAACTTTACCACCATGCTCCATTGCAGCAAAAGACTCTGGTCCTTCTGATAGAACATAAACTGGACCCTTAGCTAGATAGTTAGCAGCCATCTGTGGATCAATTAAGCTCCACTTAGTCCCTTCAGCAGCCTTCATTAAAGCCTGTTCATCACCTTTATTATATTCAGTCCAGACACCACCTGATTCAGTGTTACAGACTACCTTGGAACTTTTTTTTTCTAAACGAGCAGCTTTACGAGCAGCTAATCTATCACGAAGAGAGCCCACAATGCAGGCTTCTTCTACTGGGGCAGCAGGAGGGACTTCATCGTTCTCAGCTTCAACTTCATCTAGAATAGCAGGGACATCTTCAGCAATTTCCCCAGTTTCTTCTTCAACTTCGGAGGCATCGTCAAAAACTTCTTCTTCAGTAGCTAAATCAATACCAAGATTGGCGGCTAGATTTTCCATAGCAGAAGCAATTTCGTCTAAGGAGCTATAAAGCTCTTTGACAGCTTCTTCTACTTTCTCAGGAGCATCTTCAGCAAATTTTCTCAAAGCAGAGGCAAACTTTTTCTTAGAGGCAACCTTTTCTTTGATGGTACCTTCTTCTGGAACTGGGGCTAGATCCAAATTCTCTACTAGAGCTTCGGAGGCTTCTGCTAGGGTAGAGAATGCTTGAGATAGCTCTACAAGAGCTTCTGATAGGGCCTGGGGCTCTTGTTCGGCTACTAGACGAAGAGCAGCATACTTAGAAGAAACCTTGATCTTTTCATCAGGTTCACCCTCTTTATGAGGTAAAATACGCTCATTATCGACAGTCCAAGCAGTAGGAGTTCCTTCGGTCTCGGCAGTTTTCACAGCAGCGGCCTTATTAGCCTCAGTGTCGGAGCCGTAAGATTTAGTCTGAGGTCCAGTTGGAGCAGGCTTGTTCTGGTTAAGCTGTTGTTGCTGTTTTTCAGCTTCACGTTTTTCATTGCCATTGCAAGTAGGGCATTGTCCGTTGACCATATTTTGGCCACACTTCGAACACTTCATTGGTTCATCAGCAGTTTTCTTTCTAGCTAAACGGGTTGGGCGCATGTTTAAATCCTCCAAATGAGATTTCTTTGTATTGAGGGCCTTTCCCTCTGGTGTTTTCATAAAACGGTCAATAATTAGAGGTAAAGTGCTAAAGAATAACTTAGAGGCGGCACCTTTCTCTATTTTAAGTTTGTCAGCGAGAGCTTCAATTACTTCCCCTGGCTTTGTGGCCTTCATATCTAGAATAAGATTAGCGCATAGCATAACCTTTTCACGATTACCAGGAGATAGCTGTCTCTTAGCATATTCGCCAAAAGCGGCTCTGAATTTTTCCTTATCAATGCTGTCTACTGATCCGGCGAAATCAGAATCCTCTTCTGAGTACTCTGGGTTATTTAAGAAATCGTGTTCCTCATCATCCATGACCATAAGCTCTTTACTGGCATCGCCATAAGTCTTTTTGATCCAGTTAACACAGTCGGATTTTTGCTGACTGAAGTAGCCCTTTAGATAAGAGGATACCTGCTTTTCAAGGGGTAAACTCTGATCTCCAACTCGTGTAGGGTCAAATTTTGCAAGAGCATCGTAACGATAAAGATTATCAATCAGCATGTGATGGATAGCTTCGTCACGAAGCTCTGCTTTAAGGGGGCTTACAGCGCCTCTATAAGCAGACTCTAGCCATTTGGCCCAATCCATGGAGGGATCAACAGGAAGATTATGTGATTCAATAGCGCCTTTGACATAAAGGTCAAAATCGGGATTGAAAGACAATCTAACTAAGGCGGAAATCCTAGCCATAGGAGTTAGATCATCCCCCATATCTGTAAAAGGAATGACATCTTCTTCAGCTAATGGGGCTTCCTTGCCATCTTCAAATTTGGCAATAAAGTTTTCCTTACCACTAATGTTTCTAGTGGCAAGGATAACGAAAGATTTCCCATTTTTAGCTACACCTTCGTAACCGGGAGCCAACAAAGATCCCGTTTTAAGGGACATAGAGGGCTCCGCAGTTGCCACAATAAGGGCATCGAGAAGTGGATGGCGGGTCATTTAATCCTCGATCTGTTAGTCTAGAAGTAGATCGTTAGGTTTCCAAGAATCCTTCTTGTCATCCTTTAGGATAGACTCAAGAGTTTCCACATATTCTGCGTGGTCTTCAAAAGCCTGAACATCTTCAACCGCAGCAGTCTTTACGCCAGCTTTCTCGGCTTCGGATGCATATAGTTTGTTCATTGCAATGTTGTCGTTAGCGGCAATTTTAGCCATAATATAGACTCCTTGTACTCTACATTGTTAGAATTAGAAAGTCTATTTCCGTGCTGTGGTTACAGTTGCTGCTCAATAAGCATAGCCATTTCCATCATGGTATATGGTCTGGCCACTCCACCAGCTACAACAGTGTCATCATTTTTTTGAACTTCTCCATCATGAATCTTGTTTAGAGATACCCACATTGGGGGACCAGGATGCAAAGCTGATCCGTGAAATCCATAAGCATCAGTTACTTCTAATGTGGGATCTTGAGTGAATAGACCGGACCATACTTGAACTTCTTCAGGGAGCTTATCAAAATAATTTGCAATTAGATAGTAAGTTCCATCATTAGACAAAATCCAACTATCGCTTGTATCTACAGAAGTATAATCCGTTTTCCAATTCTTAGTAGCATCCAACCATCCTCCCGGCCCAGTTAGGCTGGCTAAGAATTGTCTATAAATTTCAACCGCAGTGTCATATTGACCAGTTAGGATTCCTATGCCAGCAGCAACAGCATCAATACTTATTTGCTCTGAAACGGTATAATTCCATACCGTTTTAATTTCTTTTTTATCCTTAGGGGAAATCATATCAGATTTATAAAGATCAATAACCCCGTTATTCAGATTGAAATTAGGACCAAATTCCATAGAATGAGTGATAGTATTGATTTGGGATACTACGTTATCTCTATATGTTTTGATGTTATTTAATAAACTACCAGCAAAAGCACCTTGGCCTGAGGCTAGAGGATAAACAGCTTGTAAGTAAATATCACAGAGCAGACCCAAGCAATCGAATAGTCCTCCGGGTTGATGGAGATAATCGTAAGCAATTAATCTATCGGGATCAGTTAACCTAGCAATCCATTGAGCTTTAATTGTTGAATCCATCATTAAATGACTCCTGGTCTAGTTCTAGCCGGTGTCTTAACTCCCATTTCTAGTTGTTCCCTATTGGGTTTAGGTCTAGCCGGAGCTTTTACTGGAGGCTTAACTGGGGCTGGAGGAGTCTTAGGTTTAGCTGGAGGAGGTGTACGAGGCTCTTGATTTGGTTGAACCTCTTCTTCCAGTCTATCAACATCTTTCTGGTTCTCTTGAACTTCTCTTTCTTGGTCTTTGCGAATACGTTCAAGTTTAATTTTGTTCTTGATGTTGTTGAGAACATTAGTAATTGCTGGAGTAATACGATCTGAGACTACCTTAATATGCTTGCAAATGAAATAAGTATCTCTTTTATCAAGTTTTTCTGTTGGTGCTTGTAACTTAGGTCTAGGCACACCTTCTAAGGAGTCTAATTGGTGCAGATTCCATTGAGCCCCCCAGTATAGAAAAGCGGGACAACCACAAGAACATTTGACATCTAGATTATTGATAGTTGAAGAGGTATCAATTTTAGATAGATCAAACTGCACTCGAACTTCATGACCACGAGGATCTGAATCCTCTTTGGTACAAGTGACTTTGTAATTCATAAAAAGGTTCTTAGGGTCTGATTTAATTAAAATTGGAGTGCATCCACCCACAAATTTTTTAGAAAACCCGTTAGATTCCTGAACCAACTCTTTAATAGAGAAAGCCACCTTGTATTTTCTATTCTCTAAATGTTGTAGGGGAATTGAAATCCACACCCTTTTTTCAGAATCACTCATAAGTATACACCAAGCCCTACATATGAATGAAAAAGTCTATTTCAGGGATGAGGCTTTACCTTTTAACCGTCTTTACAACGCCGGGTTTCCTACCGGGTTTCTGCTTAGCGGCAATAGCTTTAATCTTATCGGGATCTTTTGTTACAATATCCTTAGTGAAGTTTGGGGCCCCAGCAGTTAAAGTAATGGCTGGCTCTTCTCTGAGGTCCACTAGAGTCATAGTCACTCCCTTTTCGGCAAGGACTTCCATTCCACCCAACTGAGGCTCTTCCTCTTCTTCGGAAGATTCGTCAAGGGAAGCGTCCTCATCGTCTTCTGGAAAGTCGGCATCTACCTGTCCCTTCACCTCCTCATTAATAATGATGGGATCAACCACAGGCTCATTAACAACTACTACGTTAGAGGCCACAGGTGGAGCTACAGCGGCCTGCTCTTCTACAAGGGTGAAGTATTTGGTCTCAGGGGTCATCATGGCTTTAAGGGCCATTACTGAGGTCTTTAGGGTAGCCATAAGCTCACCGTTACGATAGATAACAAAGTCATTAGTAATTTCATTGTGCTTGCAGAGGTCTCCGGCACGAACAAAAAACTTATGGTCTGAGAAATTGACGGTGGCATTACAAACATACTGTTTTTGCATTGGAAATCTCCTGATAGTCCCTAATAGCCTATTACTGTAACAGTAAGGGATTTGGAAGTAGAAAATCATAAATTAATTAAAAATGGCCCCGAAGGGCCATTTTTATAAGCAAAACCGTAATCAGAGATTAGGGTCTGGTTACTAGCATCTTCTGAACACCAGAGGGGTTGAAGACAAGGAAGCCAGCGATCTCGAATACCGAGAAACCGATCTGACGTAGGTCAGGGCGATCAGCGGAGAGAACGGTGAGAGGAACTCTCTCAGGAACTACACCTAGGAATTCAGCGTCTGCTAGAACATAAACGCTACCGTAGGTAACCTTTCTGCTCTGTAGGACGGTTGCGCCCCAGAGGTAACCCATGATACCGGTCTTTAGCAAGTGGCGCTGAGTTTCACGGTCTAGGGTGCTGTCATGCCACTTCAAGAAGTCAGTGTAATCGCGGGGATTGACGAATACATAGGCAACCGAGTTGTCATGTCTCTGGACTTGACCGAATAGATCAGCCATTGCATCAGGGGTGATGCTTCCAGATAGGGGGTAGTTCACGTTGTAGATAGGATCGGAAGTTGCCTTGCCGTTAGCCGACACTGCGATATTGTCGAATAGACCAAATACGAATGCGTCTTCAGCAGCGCCAATTTCAGCCTTAGCTAGATTTAGGGCACGAGAAACGATGTCGAATCTACGTTCCTTAATCTGAGTGATGGGGATCATTGGGTTGGCAGCGATTTCGAAGGTAGGAACGGTAACACGAAGGGGGTTAACCAACTTCACGATATCGCCACCTTGCTCACCGACTACGAAGGCTTCTACGAAGGAGCGACCAGTTTCATCGAATTCCTTGTCGTAGATTGGTAGAGCGCCATCAGGTAGTGTTTCAACCATTAGGGCCTTACGAGCAATGCTCATGTAGTCGCGTCTACGTCTTAGGGATGGTCCTAGGGCGACAGCGAGTTTCTGTCTTCCGGCAGCGGTCTTTAGAATCTGACCTAGCTGAGCGGTCTGTGCTTGGGTGCGGGATAGAGTAGCCATAGTAGTTGTCTCCTCTTATAGCACTGAAGCAACGCCGAGCCATGGCTCTGCGGTGGTGGGGGTGTGAGTGCAATAACCCACGATATTGGCACCAGCGGTACCTGAAGCATTGGCGTGAGCGAACAATCCGGCAGTGGCAGTGTTAGCACCATTAGCAGAAATGCCGCAGTAAAGAGCAGCGCCGGTAGCGTAGTTAGACCAAGTGGCATCCTGGCACTGGGCAGCAGGAACCTTGAACTTGGGGAAAGCACGGACGATAGGGGTTTTGCCAGAACCAGAAGGGGTAATGGCGGAGGAGAACTGGCCTGCTCCAAGGAGTAGGAAACCGTAGGGGGCTTCGGTTCCTTTACCATCGCAAGGATGGATGATTAGACCAGAGGTAGTTGCACCACCAGCTTTGATAGAGCAGATTGCACCAGAGGTGTAACCAGCAGCGGTCAAGGCAGGATTGTCAACGCCAGGGTCTCCAGTAAGGGTAAGGTCAGGAACGGTAGTACCGTCATTCTGGCCGT